CCACAACATTTACACAACACCACAGACCCCCTCCCCCTATGCTGCACTGCAATGTACAATTGAGAATCATTACCGTCTAAGAAGCATAGCCAATTAAGATTTCATAATGTGAAATGCTAATGAGAATGCATTACTATTAAGGCTGCACTGTATATCTGTACAGTAGACTGCACAGTCTGCACAGATGAATGTGATAGTGCGGGACCCCACAGAGATACTTCAAAGCCTAAGTAGACTGCACCGATCTACACTGGTTCCACGTGAAACACAGCTTAAACTGTTGTGTTCGAACAACACTACCATTCATCCTGGATTGTCTGCCGTTCGTCGGATACACTGAAAACCCCATTGACAATGCAAAAACACTTGTTTACTATTAACACATCGAAACAAACAAACAGGAGTAAACAAAATGATTAAGCAAAAACTAACTAAAGCTCAAAAGGCAGCTGTGGCTCATTATGAGTATTGCCTTAAACAAGAGGATCGATACCTTGGCAGTGTATTTGCCAATGCTCATGGTCAAAAACTAATTGAAGCAAAAACTAGAGAGGCATACGAGGCTGCCAAGCGTTTAGGTGTAAGCCACTTGTGCTAATCAATACCAAGGACGAAACCCTGCCAAGTGTAGGGTCTATAGTTTAAGACTATACTGATGAGTCCAACTAACCTTTTGGGGTAGAATCATGCTCAAATTATCAATCACTAGCAAGCTTGACGGAATACGTTCTTGGAGTCTGCAAGCTTTAGACACATGTTCAGGTAGTATCAACAAGGCGGAAAGTGCAAAGGTTGTCGGAAATGTTGGGATAAGACTATTTCTGTTATCGGTTATGTAGCACATGGTCAAAAGATGTCAAAAGTCATTAGACTTAAACTTGCAAAGGGTTAATCATGTCAAAGTCTAATGATGTAATCTTAGTCTTAGGTGGTGCATTGTTCGGTGCACTGTATGCTGCAATGATTTTCTTTTCACTATAAGGGTTTAACATGCGTTATCAAGTTCGTTATCGCAGCGGTATTAAATCAGGCGATCTATTCCAATCATACAATGACATTGGACAGGCTAAAGATTGTTTGGATACTTTTGACAAGCCAGTAGGTAAATTTTACGGTATCGATACACAATCTAAAGATATATTCTTTTCGTTCGCTTATGAAACTGAATTGATGAAATCAAAGGGGATGTAAACAATGGAGCACTATAAAATTGTCGGTTACTTGTTAACCTATCGTTACCCTGAATACTCTGGTTTAACCCACCTAGATCGCTTTGATACACTGGCGAAGGCAGAAGACTATGCTGAGAGTTCAGAATTGACTGAATACGTTATTAACCCTATCGTTGACCTATCAGGGGACTAGATCATGACAACCATACTGAAGAAAGAAGATATACTTTATGATTGCACGAAGAGAGAATTAGACTATGCTGTTGCATCAGTAAAGTTTCCTGAGGTATACGATGAAATTGTTCGCTTTCTCTCTGAAGGTGGGTTTCAATAATCTATCTGACACTGAATTGGCAGAACATTACAGAGAAACCTTTACAGACTTAGACACTATAGAATTCAGAAAGCAATATAGGATTACCAAATGAGCTTAACATTCAATAATCAACCATGCGAGATTGTCCAAGGACCAGACGCTGATGGTCAGGTATGTATACGCTATCCTGGCGATCCTCGATGGCCTTTCCCTAGCTATACATGGGTTAGTCCTAAAGTATTGAAGAAAACCACAGAAAAGCAGAAGCGATTAGAGGCTCTACAAGGCATCGAAGAGGCTCTAATGTAAGTATCATGTAAGTTTAGTGTGGTACAATAGCAACACTTTACAAGTTGCTAGGAGCCACTATGTCAGCAAAATCAAAGGAAAGGATAAGACTAAATAAGTTACATGGTCACAAGTATAAAAGACTATTCTTGAATGAAGGATACTTTTGTTTTTATTGTGCCGATCCTGCTTCGTCATTAGATCATGTTCCCCCGTTGTCGTCTATGGACAATCTAGACTATGATTATAGGAAAAAGCATAGTATACCATGTGCTTTACTGCCCTGCTGTATGGATTGCAACACAGCATTAGGAGATAGGAAATTGTTTACTGCTATGGAAAGACTACAATACTTAGAGTCCTACTATGAAGCGAAGCTTATAAAACAACGTAAACTATGGTCTGACGATGAGATAGCAGAATTGGGAGGGAGACTTAGAGACTATGTCAGGGCTAGACAGGAAAAGATTAGTCGTTTCATGTACAAAATAAGGGCTATACAATTGAGGCAAATAAAGCCTGAGACGTTTCCGGTGATGTCTGAAAACAACTTCGGATAGAAAATCGATTGTAGGTACCTTAAAACGCGTTTAAATGGCATTGTAGGAGGTTAGGAAGATGAATAAAGAGACAGTACAAATGATGCTAGCCTTGATTGAGGCTATGATTGACTCTAGCGTAGCTGCTTCATGGGGTCAATGGGAAGAAGTAGAGCATGCTGAAGATGTTAAGGAAGATCTATACCCTAAACTGATGGCTTTGTTGGATAGAATGGAGGATGATGGAAAATGAGATGTATCTCCTGTAATGAAGTACTTAGCGACTATGAAGCCTCTAGGCGTAGTGTGCGAACAAGACAATACTTAGACTTATGCAATGATTGTTTTAAGTATGTCCGAGATGATATCTGCGCTGTGGGCAATGTATCCCTGATGCATGACGATGACGAGATTGTTAGCGAACGTAAGAAGTCAGAGAACTAAGTATTGACAACTTTAGTTTTCTCTGATACCCTAAATCTATATAGGCTATGTATACTGTGTACTATACTTAGTATATATACTTAGAATAATATTCTATGTACTTACTATGTATACATAGCCTATATAGTAGACAATGTACCCTTAAAGGATAATACAATGTACCCTGACGATGATTTCTTACCTGAAGAGGCTCTAAAGCCTTCAGAGCCAACACAGGCAGAGTTGGATGATTACCATGAAGATGTCAAGATTGAAGCCGTACTGAGTGGATTTGTTCGCTTATGCTCGGACTATGGTTTTTACTTTATGATGCGTCAGTTAACTAAAGCATTGAATGCTAAGGGGTTCAATGTATGAAGAAGAAGATACAACCCAGGAAGCGTAAGCCTTCACCGTATGTACTGTTTATGAACTCTAATGGTGGTACATGCTCTTTAGAGGATCTGATGGCAGCATTCCCTGCTAAGGGTAAGAATGCACTGCTGAATGCGATGCAGAAGCTAGTAGATAACTACACTGTTGATAGGGATATTTACATCTATGGTGACAGGCAGAAGAAAATCATCTATACTTTAGGTGGTTATGTCACTAAGGATACAACGGGCATCTGTTGGCATAATCCTTTTAACTTAGGGATCAAGTAATGACTTACTTAGCTACGCACCAAGGTTGTGATGATTGCGGTAGCTCTGATGCCTTATCAGTGTCAGAGAATGACAAAGGCGAGACATGGAGTCACTGCTTTAGTTGCGGTACAAATACTAAATTGTCTACAAATGTTGATAACTTCCAACAAAATGTAACATCTAAGCCTAAAGTTGTACCTATGATTCAAGGTCAATATCGTTCGATACCAGTGAGAAACCTTAGTGCTGATGCACTGAAGGCATACAACGTAGTGCTTACTGATGACTACGAAGTAGTGTTTCCCTATCATGATGCTGATGGAAAGGTAGCAGCCTACAAGGTACGGCATGAAGCTACGAAGACTGATTGCACTATCAAAGGAGATTGGAGCAAAGCTAATACATTGTTCGGACAACACTTATTTGCTAAAGGAGGTAAGAGCATTACCATCACTGAGGGTGAGTTTGATGCCATTGCAGTCTATCAGATGAATGGTATGAAGTATCCTTCAGTATCTATCCGCAATGGAGCACAGGCAGCACTAAAGGACTGTAAAGCTAACTATGAATATCTTGATTCTTTTGAAACCATTGTTATCTCTTTTGATGCTGATGAACCTGGGAAGAAAGCTGCTACGCAAGTAGCTGATCTATTCGGTGCTAAAGCTAAAGTTGTCAAGCATAGAGCACCATTCAAGGATGCTAACGATTACCTTAAAGAAGGAGCAATAAAGGAATACATACAAGATTGGTTTGCTGCTGAGACCTATGTACCTGATGGCATTGTCAATGGCTCTAAGCTGTGGGAAGACATCAATACACCTGCTGTTAAGTCTTCATGTAACTATCCCTTTGATGGTCTTAACAAGCTAACCTATGGCATTAGGAAGGGTGAGTTAGTTACCTTCACTGCTGGATCTGGTCTAGGTAAATCACAGGTGTTGCGTGAGATCGTGTATCATATCTTGTGCAAGACAGATGACAACATTGGTTTGATGTTCCTCGAGGAGTCTACTGTTCGCACTGCCAAAGGCTTGATGTCCATACACGCTAACAAACCTTTACATTTACCAGACACAGCATACACAGATGAGGAGTTTAGAGATGCCTTTGAGCACACTCTTGGCACTAACAGGGTTTATCTTTTTGATCATTTTGGTAGTACGTCAATTGATAATATTTTATCAAGAGTCAGATTCATGTCAAAAGGATTGGGATGTAGCTTTGTGGTGCTGGATCATATTAGCATCGTCATCAGTGCTGGTAATGTTGGCGATGAGAGGAAAGCCTTAGATGAGATCATGACAAAGCTAAGGATGATTGTTCAAGAGACTGGTATATCCTTGCTGATTGTCAGCCACCTAAAGAGACCTGAAGGCAAGGGACATGAGGAAGGAGCATCAACATCACTAGGCCAGCTAAGAGGCTCTGGCAGCATCGCACAATTGTCTGACATGGTTATCGGTATGGAAAGGAATGCACAACATGATGATGAACGTGAACGCAATACCACCAGGATTAGGGTACTCAAGAATAGATTCAATGGTTCGACAGGTCCAGCCTGTAACGTCTACTACAGCCACACAACAGGAAGGTTATCAGAGGTCACACAAGATGAAGACTTATGAAGATTTGAAAGAAGATACGAAACGATTTGCTTTACAACAGATCCGTACAGGGTCTACAATGGGTGAAGTAGTTTGTTCGTTCGAAGAGATCATCAATGAGATCAGAAAGACTTCAGACTACGTAGAGGCTATGCAAGATGCTAACAGGAGACCATAATGGCTGAGGTAACGAATGTTGAAGAGCATGATGATGGTTCAGCTACGCTAAAGCTTGACCTTACTCAGGAAGAGGTTCAGATGTTGCTTCAGTGGGGAATCAAAGAAGCAATAAAGCTTGCGTATCATCAAGCAAATAAATTTGATTGGGGTTTGAAGAATGAAACAAACACTTAGAGACATGATGAGTCAATGCTGGAACAGTCGTATGGATTGTGAACGCTTTGACTTTGAGAAGTTTGCTGAAATGGTAGCCTTCCAAGCCAGTGAAGAGAGGTTAGATCGATGCATTGAAGTCTTGGAGAGGAAAGGCTACACTGATGCAGCAGACATCATTAGAGGTGAAGGATGAACAGAGAAGAAATTATCCGCATGGCGCAAGAAGCTATATCACTCAAGATGGAAGACCACGTTTGGACGATGTCAACCACGCACCTTGAACGCTTTGCCGCCCTTGTTGCCGAGCATGAGCGGAATGCGTGCGCCAAAGTTGTTGAAGCAATAGATCGCAATGGTGCTTGGGTTACTAAAGAAGAAGCTGCCGCTGCCATACGAGCAAGGGGTAAACTATGTGGGTAATGGATAGGTTGTTAGCTGACCATGCTGAGTTAAAGAAGAAATATGATACACTGTTAGAAGACTATCAGAAACTGGTACACAAATATGAAGAGCTTAGTTCTGGACATCGAAACAGACATGAAGCAGAGTGTTATCTTTTGCGTAGTAACAAAGGATCTGACAACGGGTGAGGTTGTATGTCATACTCAAGCAAGTACACTAAAGCCTCTTATAGAGGACTACGACACAGTGATCGGACACAATCTAATCAGCTTCGACGGTTACCACCTACGGAGATTGTGGAACATTACGATACCACTCAAGAAGGCTTGCGATACGCTCGTGCTGTCGAGGCTATGGAATCCCAGTATCGAAGGAGGACACAGTCTAGAGGCGTGGGGAAAAAGACTGGGGAATCACAAGATTGACTTCCAAGACTTTACAGCACTGACACAGCAAATGATTGACTACTGTATCCAGGATGTACACCTCACTGGTGATCTTCACCGCAAGTTATGCGAAGATATGAAGGACTTTTCACCGCAAAGCATTGCACTGGAGCACAAGGTACAGTTCATTGTTGCACAGCAAGAGCGTAATGGCTTTAAGTTAGACATACCTTTATGTACTGCTTTTGTGTCCGAGCTACAGTCTAAGTTATCTAACATAGAGGAGAATCTACAATCAATATTTCCACCCATCATTACAGAAAGGATTAGCGAAAAGACAGGAAAGAAACTAAAGGATCATGTCGAAGTGTTTAACCCTGGCTCTAGAGATCAGATAGGACGTAGACTGACATCGCTAGGCTGGAAGCCTGAGAAGTTTACTGAGACTGGAAAGCCTATGGTTGATGAGGTTATCCTGTCTAAGCTACCCTATCCAGAGGCTAAGGCAATGGCTGAGTATCTGCTGATACAAAAGCGTATTGCACAGGCTTCATCGTGGCTAGAGCACGTTGCTGACGATGGTAGGGTTCATGGTAAGGTCATCACTAATGGTGCTGTCACAGGCCGTATGACACACCATAGCCCTAACATGGCTCAGGTTCCTGCAGTGACAGCAGAGTATGGTGATGTATCCAGACAAGTGTGGACTGTAGATGCTGGTAATGTCTTAGTAGGATGTGACGCTTCAGGATTAGAACTTAGGATGCTAGCTCACTACATGAAAGATGAAGACTATACAAAGGAGGTGATCAATGGGGATGTCCACAGCAAAAACCAACTCGCTGCTGGTCTACAAACCAGACCGCAAGCAAAGACGTTTATCTACGCATTTCTATACGGGGCTGGCCCAGCTAAGATCGGATCAATTGTCGGAGGCAACGCAGATGCTGGTAAGAGGCTTATCGCCTCGTTCCTTAAGAATACGCCAGCTCTCAAAATGCTTAAAGAGAAAGTTGCAAAGTATGCAGAGAAAGGGTTTGTGCCAGGATTGGATGGTCGTAGACTATGGATACGGTCGGAACACGCAGCACTTAATACGCTTCTTCAAGGAGCTGGGGCGATCTGCATGAAACAAGGTCTTATCCATCTTCATGATTCACTGAAGAGGCTTAAGATACCTGCTAAGTTTGTTGCTAACGTCCATGATGAGTGGCAGATAGAGTGTCCTTCTGAGTTAGCCGACAAGGTTGGTGAGCTTGCAGTAGACGCTATAGAGCAAGCTGGAGTAACCTTAGGGTTACGTTGTCCTCTGACAGGGGAATACAAAGTAGGTAATAACTGGAAGGAAAC